ACGAGGACAAGATCGTCGCCAAGCTGCTCATCGCGAACATCAAGGACGGTTTCGATTACCAGGCCATGGTTGAAAGTATGAAAAAGGCTTTCGGCATATGACGGTGGACTTTCTTCGGGAGGAGCGGCCGGAGTACCGGCTTCTCTCCCGGGGCCGTCTGGCCCTGTCGATAAACGAGCTGCTGTGTATCATCACCGGCGACAACGGCGAGAAATGCGAGCGCCTGATGGAACACTACCACAACAACCTGCACGAGCTTCTGCGTGTCTCCATATCGGACATGAAGAAAGCCAGCGGCATGACGACCAGGCAGTGCTCGAGGATCGTGGCGGCCTACGAGCTGATGAACCGCAAGATGCTCCAGTCGCAGATGCAGCGTGACAAGATCTCCGGATCGAGGGACGTGTACGAGGCGATGGGATCGCTCAAGGATGAGCAGTACGAGCAGTTCTGGGTCATCATCATGAACAGGGCGAACAGGATCGTCAAGAAGGTGCAGATCAGCGACGGAGGCGTCTCCGGCACCGTGGCGGATCCGAAGAAGATCTTCAGGATGGCCATGGAATACAACGCCAGCTCGATCATCCTGTGCCATAACCATCCGAGTGGCAACATCCAGCCGAGCGAAGCGGACATCAAACTGACGAAGAAGATGAAAGAGTCAGGCATATTACTGGACCTGCCCGTGCTCGATCATCTGATCATTGGAAACGATTCCTACTATTCCTTCGCAGACGAGGGAATGATGTGATGTGGATAAATAAAGTTTGAAAAAACCTATGAAAAATAAAAGTAATCTGCGTATCTTTGTTATGCACAGATTATTTTTTTATCAAACACTTTATCAATGGCAATAAGAACTAACCCGGGGTATGCTATCCCATCATCTGTCGACGAACTTCTTGACAGGGCGAGGTATAACTGCAGCATCTACCATTTCGCGTCGGCCTACAGCCGTGAGATCTATGACGAATTTTCTATGTATGCCCGGGATATGTCCTACGGCCGGCCATGCTTTTCGTTTCTCATGCCGTCGGAGGGAAGCATGGTAGGCTATGTATATGTCTTCGCCAGCGAGGAACTGCTGGAGAAGTTCATCCAGGAGAACAAAGAATTTGTGGAGTTAAATAAAAAAACAAAAGAAAGGAGCTTTTATGAAAATTGATTCATTTGAAATGTTAAACGACGGAAGGGGAGGCATCAAGGTCGAAGGCATCGACGCGATGGAGAAGAACGGCGTGACCGTATTCGTCCCCGTCACCAAGACCTATCCCATCCCGCTGCCGGCGAACATCATCGACAACGTGAACAAGCTGAAGAAGTACCTGCTGGAGGTCACGAACCTGTTTCCGCAGCACTACTTCGTCGACTTCGTGTTCAACGGCAAGGTATCCGACACGATAGACCCGGCGACGAAGGGATACCTGCACGCCAAGCATGTCTTCGAGACGACGCACATCAAGAAGGTGTACCGTAAGAAGAACGGCTATGTCCTCACCGGCGTGGCCGAGTCCGCCGTCACGTCCCGCTTCTTCAACATCAACACGCCATTGATTGATGCCGACGACGGGTACAACAACTTCGGCAAGCTGCAGAAGGGGGTGGAGTTCTGTTTCGAGCTGATAGGGACATTTATCAGTGAGCGCAACTTCCTCCGCATGGACTCCCGCCAGTATGCCCTGCAGCTGTTCGGCGAAAACTCCGAGGAGATGGAGCGCATAAACACGCTCAACGACGCGGAGGTCGACGACATCATGCTGCACAACCTGGAGTCCAAGGGATACCTCGTGGTGAACATGAACGAAGCTTTGCCTCCGGCGGGAGACCATAACATGGCCGACGAGGCCATCGCGGAGCACGAGGTTATGGAGAGTATCAACGTCACTGAAGATCCCGGCACGGGCCGCAGGATCAGAAAACCCAAAGGCGATGCGGCTGCAAAGGACTGACAGGATCGTGTTCAACCACGATATGCATAGCTACCAATCGAAAGATACCGGCACGTTTCTGTCGCCGGTATCTTCTATTTTGGATGTCGTGGAACATCCGTTCCAACGCGACATGATAGCTACCCGCAAGGCGGAGAAGGAGATCCTCGAGAGCATGGGACTGAAAGAAGCTCCTGTATACGACAAGGGTCAGTTTGCCATCTTCTCCGAAGCGGTAGAGGTGCGAAAGAAGGAACTGATAGACCGGTGGGAAAGCATAGGCAACGAAAGCATGGAGTTCGGCAACTGGATCGACAACAACCTCTCCGCCCCGTTGCGAGGACAGAAATGCGATCCGAAGCTGCAGCACATCGTGGACGACCTGGCGAAGGAACACCGGTTCTATGCCGAAGAGCTTGACCAGGTCATTCTGTATTCCGACGCGCTTGGAGTGTGCGGCACGACGGACAGGATCTCGCTGCGCCCCGGCAGGACGGAGCCGAGGATCGTGGACATCTTCGACTACAAGACCGGCATCAACAAGGGCATCGTGTACGACTCCAACTACTGGAAGGACGGGAAGAAATACTTCAAGAATGAGTTCCTCATGCCTCCGCTGGAGCATATCGAGGAGTGCACCTATACCCGTTACGCGCTGCAGCTCGCCGCCTACGGCGTGCTGGCGGAGATCATGTACGGCGTCAAGGTGGGCATGCTCGCGATCATCTATGTCTCGCTCAACGAGGACAACAGCATAAGCTACAAAAAGATCCCCGTGCCTTACATGAAATGGGAGATACAGACACTCTTCCAGCAGGTGAGGGCGACAAAGGACTACCTGCAGAGGAATTCGATACACGATTGATTGACAAAGTTGTTTTAATACTTATCTTTATAGCCGTTTCTCTAACGGCTATTTTTTTATGCCTGGAATATTCAAACTCAACAAGGAGAACACGATCGTTCTCACCCCGGAGGCAAAAGACCTCTGCGTCACCCTTTCCAAACTCGACGACGACAACTTCATGTATGTGATCCTGGTATACGATACCATGGATTCGCCGTACAGGAGAAAGCCGGAGCAGGAGCGCCGCCGCATCGCCAGGAACAGGATATGGGGCAAGGACCATCCGGACATGCCGGAGGACAACCCGCTGGTGGCCGACGCGATAGACGAGATGAAAAGCATCGTCTACGACCATAACAAGGACGACAGGGAGGTGCTGCTGACAAAGCTGACCCTGCTCAACGCGGACCTGATGAGTTCCGACTCCAGCAGGATTAAGTCCATCATGGAGGCGATAGAGCTTATAGAGAACCGCATTGACGAGCTGGACAGCAGGATCGACAGGGAGGAGGAGATAGTGTATTTGAAGGGAGGAAGAAAGTTGTCTTTCGTTGAGATGTTTATCAAAAACAGGGAAGCTTACATTGAAAAGATGAAGTCCTATGGCATTGGTAACTGATTACAGCAGTCAGGTCTACACTCCCATCATCAAGATGCGCGGCTTCAATCCGAAGCCGGTGGCCGGCAATATACCCATCTATGCCGACAGCGTAGGCAACCCGAAATGCATAGGTACCCCGAACTGGGAAGAGTTCTGGCTCGAACAGATATATTACTGCCTCAACGGGTATGACACGGGAGGACTGCACATCCCGGGAAGATATTACCACTTTTTGAATTTCATGCCGCTGAAGGGTCTGCAGGGTACGATATATCCCGACTTCGTCGACCTGCATTACCAGATGTGGACCCTCGTGGAAGAGGTCAAGAAGTATCACAAGGCGGGAGGCTTGTTTCCAAAAGCCCGTCGTAAGGGCGTCTCCATCTTCGGCAACGGTCTCGCCGGACACGGCGCCAGGTTCATACCGGACTACCGCATGGGCGTAGCCGGCGGGCTGGAAAGATACGTCAAGGGCTTCAGGATAAAACTGTATGCCGCCTTTAACAATACCGCCCCGGAGTTCAAGATGAACATTCTCAAGGGCAACGACGCGGAGTACAAGATAGGCTGGAGCGAGAAGAACGAGCTGGGCGACTTCGAGGAGAAGATGATAGCCTACCTGCAGTTTGCGACGATGAACGAGCAGGCGACCAAGTTCGAAGGGGAATACTTTCACGATGTCATCTGCGAGGAGGCCGGCCAGTTCGAGCTGCTGCTCGAGGCGCATGAATCGATACGTCCCGCCCTGGAACTGGGAGAACGCATGATAGGCACGTTCTGGATCTACGGCACCGGCGGCAACATGCAGAAGGGCAGCAAGGCGTTCAAGGACATGTGGCACAACTACGAATCATACAACATGGTTCGTTTTTTTATTCCGGGCAACAGGTATTTCTTTCCATACTATGCCGGGGCCCGGGAAGAGGACGGCAGCAGCGCGGAGAAGATAGCGGGCGTCAAGGAGCAGTTTCCCAACCTGCATCCGGAGCAGTACATAGGCTGCGAAGATCCGGAGGCGGCCAAGGAGGTCATCCTCAAGGAGCGCATCCGCAGGGCGGCCAACCCCGACAAGAAGGTGCTCATTGACTGGAATAAGAAATACCCGCTGAACGTCGAGGAGGTGTTCACCTCTTCCGGCAGCAACAACTTCAACACGGACCTGCTGTATACCCAGCTTTACAGGGTGCAGGAGGCCAGCCTGCGCTACAAGGAGTTCGTACTCGAGTTCGAGAAGGACAAGGACGGAAACATAAAACTTCCCCTGAAAGTCAACTCATTCCCAAAGAGCAAGAAGCATAAGGAGTGGGAGGCCGTGTCCATCCTCGACGGAGGTCATCCCCTGGTGAACATCAAGAACCTGGACATCGTAGGCGTCGACGGATACAACGAAGACATCACGACGACGACCTCGTCCCTCGGCGGTATCGTGGTGGTCCGCAGGTACGATACGTTCAACAACAGTGTATATCCCGGGAAGAGGCTCCCGGTCCTGTATTATATGAAACGTCCCCCGCGCAAGGAGCAGTTCATGGAGCTGGCCCTGAAGGTGGCGGTGTACTATCATGCGCTGAAGAACACGATGATCTCCGCCGAAAGCGACCTGGTCATAGACTACTTCAAGAAAAATAGCGGGCGCAAGTACCTCTCTCCGCGGCCCAAGACGTTCGACGCTCCGGACTCCAAGCAGCTGCACGACTTCGGCGTCAAGATGACGACCTATTCCAAGCCCCGCATGCTCGGCCTGCTGCAGACATACGTCGAGGACAACTACGACGTGGTCTTCTTCATGGAACTTTTAAGCGGCCTTATAGCCTACGACCAGGAGAACATAGGCAGTGACTGGGACGACGTCGACGCCCTCGGCTATGCCCTCATGAGGATCGTGGACATGAAGAGAACGCCTGAAAAGGAGGAAGACGAACAGAGAGCCACCTCATACGATCTTCCGGCATATGAATATGAACAGGGAACATTAATAGACGTTACGAACAGGCAAAGGATAGATCCGGACGACCCCCAGGCGCATTTGTGGATCGGAGAAAAATATATTTCTGATACGAAAGAAATCATATCGGATCTCGATTAATTGTTAAAAAAAATCAGTCATTTTTTCAATCGGTCTATTTTATTAACTACTTTAGACCAAAATTTATCAGAAAAATGCCTGGTACTTTTCCTGATCAGACTCCGGGACCCAAGCAATCCTGGAAACAATGGGCACAAGAGTACATTGATGCAATGGTTTCCTATCACAAGCATTCCAGCACCAACAGGAACGCAAACCTACAGACACTATACGATTCACACAACGGCATTCTCGAGCAGGCTGATAAGAAATTCCTTGTTTCCCGTTACGGCGCAAAGAGCGCCACGACATACGTCGACTTCAAGCTCGGTCGCACGAAGCTGAAACTTCTCCTGGGAGAGTACCTGACCATAGACTTTGACCCCACCGTCGTGACCGTGAATACGGACGCGATACGGTCCAAGGCCGAACTGGCCAACGTCATGCGCGGTGCGATGTACATGAAGAAGGACTTCGAGAAGGTTGAGAAACTCACCGGCATCAAGCCGCTCAACGGCATGAAGATACCGGACGAGTCCGATCCCGACCTGTTCAGTAAGCTTTACCCGAAGACGCAGAACGAGGTCATCATGCAGATCATCCTGGAGGATTTCATGAAAGACGGGATGGTCAAGCTGATAGGATATGAAACACTTGCCGACGTGATGATCACCAGCGAGTGTTTCGTGCATATAGCCAAGGACGACAACGGCATGGAATACCTCGAGATCGTGAACCCGAAAAGCATGATCTTCCAGGAGTCCTCCGGAGACCCGTTCTGCCGCAAAAGTCCCTTCATGGGACACTTCGAGTACATGTACGTCAAGGATATCCTCAAGCGCTTCAAGCTGACGGAGGAACAAAAACTCAAACTCCGCGACGAGGAAACGAACACCCCGGAGCATAACGCCAGGGGATGGAAGATACTGAACGGAGTGCCGGCTGTGCCGGTTTATTTTTTAGAGTGGAAGACGGTAAGGGAATACCCGACGAAGATCTCAAAGGGAAAGAACGGCGAGGACTACTATACCGACATCGATCCCGACACCTACCGCAGGAAGAGAAAAAGCTTTGACACCGACGTGGAGCAGGGACAGTATACCATTGAGACCAACTACCGCGAGGACATATGGGAAGGAGTGAGGATAGGAGAGGAAGTGTATCCCTATGCGAGAAGAAAGCCGGCACAGATACAGACGCGCAACGAGATGAACAAGTACAAGGCGGAGTTTGACTACTCGTGCATATTGTTCGGGACCGTAGACGGCATACGCATATCCCTGCAGGAACTCATCAACGGATTGAGCGCCATATACAACGTCATCATGTTCCAGATCGTGCGGGAGATTCGCAAGATGAAAGGCAAGGTCTTCGTATACGACGAGTCGGCGAGGCCCAGGATGAAAGATATGAAGAGTGTCATGTTCGACATCGAGGAGCACGGCGTCATACGTGTATCCTCGTCTTCGGAACAGAACTATGCACAGGCCGACATTGACAATGCGGTAGGACTTATCAAGGAACTGGACCTCGGCTTGAGCCAGAGCTTCAACGTGCTGACCGGTCTCAAGTATGACATCGAGAACACGATAGACCGGATCACCGGCATCAACGAGAACAGGGAAGGACTGGGAAAGGCTTCGCAGACGGCCACCGGCGCGACGCAGAACATAGAGGCCAGCCGCACCATCACCAAAGATATCTTTTTCGTCCACAACCTGTTCATGCAGGATGTCCTGCGCAAGTTCCTCGAGAAGAGGAAGACGAACTGGGAATGGATCGATTCGCAAAAGGGACAGCTTCTTCTTGGTCCCATACTGTCCAGGCACCTTAAACTCACCAAGGAAATCACCAACGACGACTACGGCGTGTATCTCTCCGACGGAAGAAAGGAGAACCAGATACGCGAACTGATACGCCCGTTCTTTATCCAGGAGATCAATGCGGGACAGTTAAGGACCATGGACGTGATAGCCTTCGAACGCACTCGCAATCTTACCGTAGGCCTTACGGTCCTCGAACGTGCATGGTCGGAGGTACAGAAAGTGGCCCAGGAACAGTTAAGGTCCAAGGAACAGATACAGGCGCAGAAAGACCAGGCCGCCCTGCAACTCGCGAAAGAGGACAGGGAAGACTGGCAGGCGCACGAACAGCTTCTGC